TTTTACTTAACATAGCAGGTACGTCATCTGCTTTTTCTTTTATACCAACTGGTACAAATCCACCAGTCTCTCTATAGTCTCGTTCTATAGTGCCAGCTTGATTTCTTCTCATTTGACCCATAGGCATATTTTGTAAGCCACCCATGGCTGATTTGTTTCTTAATAAAAGACGTTTTATGTTTCTGTCTGGATCATATTTATATGGCCCTTTTGCTGGTGGAATTTTACGCTCTATACGATTACCATCTTCATCATATTCAATTTTATTAGGCATGTTTATTATAAATTTATTTAAGTCTTTTATTGATAAAGATTTTAATCCTTTTTTAGGTGTACCGTTTTCTAAACCAACTCTACCACCTACAGCATACTCAGATACGTTGGTATTTACAAACTCTTCTACTTCTTCAGCAGATTTATCAGGATTTGTTTTACTGTAATAATCTCTTAAATAAATTTTTAATTTATCAGGATCTCTTTTAGTTTCTTCTATCTCTTCTGGACTCATACCTGAAGCAGCTAAGATACTTCCCACTGCTCCTAAAGTGACTTTTCCAGCAGTGCTTCCAAGAAAGTTTTTTGCGATACCAAAAAGACCTGGACTTGTAGTAGCAGCGCCTTTCATTGCTGCTGTAGCACCAGGTAAAAATTTCGTAGCTCCACCAAATAATGCTTGACCAACTCCAGTTCTAGCTAAACCAGAAAAAGGTCCTATCCCTGCTAGTCCTAATCCACCAGCTAGTAATAGTCCTTTACCAACAGGTGACTTAACAATTTTTTTAACTGTTTTACCTATTGATTTAACTAAACTTCCTAGTCCGTATAATTGTCTGGGTTCTTGCATTCTTGATATTGCCATAATTTAAATACACTTATATTGTTGAGCAGGCATAGATATCCTGAAAATACTATACTTTATTTGATTTTTGTATCTTCGTCAAGCGGTTTGGCGTTCTTTGCAGGGCGTGTACCTTGGTATAAATCATCAAAGAAACGACCACGATATAAGAACTCTCCAACGTGCGTAATAGTATCCATTACATATATGTGTACTTTACCACCCATGTCTCGCCATTTTTGACAAAAACCAAAGTCCTCTCCAAAGTATCTTTTAGTCTTGAGATCATGCCAAGTATCAAATAAATTAAAGAAATTTTGTTTTTTGTCTTCTTTACCATTAATAAAAGTAGGTTGAATTATTTCTAATTCTGGATGATTTTTAATCATATCTTCTAATACTTTTCTTTTAATTAACATACACCCTGTAGGAGCATGAGTTACTTCTATAATACCTTTTTCAGCTACAATGTTTTTAGAGTCCTCTACTTTAACTGGATAAGTAAAACCTGCTCTTGACATGTCTTCTGCAGAAGTAATGGCATCTTCTTTGTTATTAACTCTTCTCCATATTTTATCCCAATCCATCATCTTCATTGGATAAGGAGAGGCAATAACATCTTTGTCAGCTTTTAACATTTTTTCAATAGTAGAAAATTCAAAATCAATATCTGAGTCTATAAATAATAAATGTGTATATTTGTCTTTATGATTTAACATTTCAGCTACACTTAAATTTCTACCTTGAGTAACTAGAGAAGATTTTAACAAAGTAAAACTAACTAACATGTTTCTTTGTAAACATTCCATTTGAAATTTTAAAACAGCTTGACAATAATGCATAGTCACATCGCTATGACAAGGAGTACAAACCATTATTTTATGTGGAGATCTACCACCTTCACCACCTACATTTATTTCAATCACATTACTATCTCCTTCAACTTTATTAGTTTTAATAGTTTGATAAGTATCATTATTAGCTTCTGTTTTTTTATCTTCTTCAAACCAAATAGGTGTATTACTTATTCTTGGCACTAATTGCTCCTGCTAAAAATCTTGTCCATGATGTGCCTATTTTATTCCAATTGTAATAAGCATTAACGTAATCAGACTGAGTTTCTAAATGTTTATGTATAGTTTCTTGATGTAATATATTTGCTGAAGCTTCTATTGCAGAAGCAAATTTCATAGATAGTCTTCTTAAATTATTATCAAAAGGTATGTACATTGGAAACTCAGCGCCTGTTTCAAACAAAGCACCAAGATTAGTTGTAACACAATATAATCCACCGGCCATACATTCTAATAAAGATATACAAGATGTTTCTTCAAAGATACTTGGGTATGCATACATATTATACTTATGCACATTACTTTTTATAAAACTATTTGGTTTATACCCTATGTAGTTTACATTAGGTAGTTGTCTTGCTTGTTCATATAGTTCTGTGTATTCATGATCATTTTGATCAAAGAATTGTTTTCCATATACTTCAGTTGATGAGTATACATCCAAAGTAATTAATGGGTTTTTAACTAATTGCATTGCACCTAATAAAACAGATAGTCCTCTCCAAGGTGTGTTTTGATGAATTATTCTAATAGGATCACCTTGTTTATAAGGTTTTGCTTTTTGTATTTTGTCTATACCATTTTTAATTACCAAACATTTTTCTGCAGGTAAACCAAACATCATTCTAAATTTTTCAAAGGTCCAATGAGAATTAAATACATACCAATCATACTTGTGATGATTAGATTTTTCTTGAAACCAAGGAGCTAAATTAGGTTGATCGTATGAATTTTTTTGCCAAAGTATATTTACTTTGGTTGGATGTAATGGAATTTTTTCAGGTACAGAAGTTGTAATCTGCACTTGATCTAATAATTTTTTATCAACATATTCTTCTAAATAGTTGAATTGTAATTCTGTTCCACCCTTAGGGTTTTGGTTTCTTATTATCATTGTTCATTACTTTCTGGAATACATCTAAACCTTTCGGTGATACTTGCACTGTTACATCCGTAACAATATCTGGTCCTTCTAATTTTTCTTTAGAAGTTTCACCTGTCTTTGTATTTCTATAAATAGTTACAGTTGTACAATCGATCTTATGTATGTTATCCGTTTTCATTCTCTCTGTTTATAAGCGCATAACTAACTACTACTTCAAGTTTGTTAGCTGTTTCTGCTTGCGCTTTTATAGCATCTCCTGCTTCTAAATTCAAGCCTTGTTCTGTAGCGTTGACTGTACTTGAAGCAGGTACGTCCTTTCTAAAAAATTCTATATCTGTACTAGCCGATGAATCTCTTAAATCACAATTAACTAATACAGCTCCTGTGCTATTGTTAGATACATATACAGATTTTACAATAGCAACAGCTGATGTAGCTATGGTTAAAACAGTTGTCATAGCCGTTCCGTCTAATATCTTAGAAGCATTTTTATACTGTATACTCATGATAAAAAGTAATTAAAAGCGTCTTGTTCGTTTTTTAAGTCTTGTTGAAAAGAAAAATTAAGTTGTTGTTTCATCGTATTTAAAGACTCCATAATCTGTCTTTGATTATCTACATCATATTCTTCTTTTGGCTCAGGTATGTAATTAGTAATCTTTGCCATTAATAATCAGTTCTTCCTCTACCAGTTCTATTACTTACTGGGCCACCAGTTGTTGCATTTATACCAAACCCTTGTCCTGAATCAAAAGATTGTCTACCATCATCACCTCGTCCATAGTTAGTTGGTCCGTGTATGTTAGGATTATAATCGCTTTGTCCTTGTTTGTTAATTTTTTCTATTATTTTTTGTCTTTCTTTTTCTTTTCTTTTTTCTATTTTACTCTCAGTAATTGTATCAGCTATTTCATTTCTTCTATTAAATAAATCTCTAGCTTGATTTAATGTAACTAATTTACCTAATAAATCAGTTTGAACTGGTCCTGTATATGTTCCCCCAATAGCTTGTTCTATTTCTTCATCACTTAATCCATATTTATCTTTTAATGTTTTTGATATTCTATCTCGTCTTTTATCAAAAGTTTTGTCAGTTATCAGATTAGCATTGTATCCAGCCATAATACCTTCAGGTGTATTAACATCACCTACAACTCTTCCAATATCATCTAACATTACTCCAGCACCTACTAATTCATTTTCTAAAATACCTCTTCTATTTACAGGAAGCATATTTTTTAATCCTGTTATTCCTTTACCTATTAACTGAGCAGGTATACTCGTTTTAACATATTGATCATATAAACCTGGAATTCCTTTTCTAGGTTGTTCAATATATCCATAATCAGGAGTCCCTAAATTATCATCTGGATTAAATGGAAAAGGATTTATATAATCTCTCTGTGTTCTTGTCCTGTTTGGATCAGGGTTGTAAACACTAAAATTATCTCCACCTCCACCTCCACCTAATCTTATTACTTCTTCTTCTTCAGGTACTACAGGCAGCGTAGTTATTGGGCCAATGGTAGGCGGGGTAGGTTGAAAAATAGGTGAGATGCTAGGCATACCTTGGTTCAAATATGCTTGAGCTAAATCAAATAAAGTGTTTGCCATTATCGTCTTCCGTCTGGTTGTGCATCTAATCTAAGTGTGCCATATCTCCATGATTCACCTACTGCAGTGTTGGCTATCTGTACAGAAACTAATCTGCCTCTAGCTCTTGTATCTACCTTATCAGTTGTAGAAGTTATTGTAAAGGGTCCCAATGGTGAGCTAACAGCTACATCATCTGGATAGCTACTTACAAATAAAGTTACTTGAGCATTACCTGTTTGGTATTTAAAGTCAGGTATAAATCGTTTAACTGACATAAAAAATTCTCCATCACCTCTGTAATCAGCAACCCCTGTTGCCTGACCCAAGGCGCTTCGTCTAGAGGTAATATCCCAATCTCCAGACCTAATAAAAGCATCTATAGAAGTTGTACCTGTACTGTTCACTTGATCGGTTCCTACTTCATGAGCATAGTAAATACTAGCTCCATATAAATTTGTGATACCTAATATATCGGGGAATACAGGTGTAGCTGTTTTAGTATACTCTGTTGCATATGGAGCATTAAATACCCCTTGATCTTGATATGTAGTTCTAGCTAAAGATGATGTTGTCCAAACATTTTCTGAATAATTATAAGTTACACATCTATCAACTTGATCAGATCCATCTTTTGGATAGAACCAATTTATTTCTGTATATAAAGAATTAGGCGAAGAATAAATAACATCTCTTGAATTTAAATTAATTCCTAAGTTATCTCCATCTGTACTAAATACAAAATCTTCTACGAGTGATGGCAATGATTTAACTGTACCATCATAAGCAAAAAAACCACCTTCAGCTGACATCCACCAAACAGCACCGTTTGCATAAGACATAGCGTGTTGACCAATGCAACCACAGTTGGTACCAACTTGTCTAACAGAAAAAGTAAAAGGTGGACCAACAAATTGAATTACATAAGCTGCAACATCTGTTGATACAAAAATATAATCTTTACCTTGTATAGCTGCTCTAATTTCATTACCAGTATCTAATCTAAACGTACCAGCTGTGTTAATTGCTGTCGGTGCATATGTATTTAAATCTTCTTGATTAGAAAATCTTACAAACATAGGGTCTTGTGTTGAAGCATCACCTATAGTTGTTTCTGTTCCTAAATGAAATACATGTCTATCTCTATCTGACACGATAGATATTCTAGTAGCCGTGGGATTATTTGTTGTTTGAAAATTACTTGTTGATTGTGATGCTCTCGTTCCTCTAGGGGAAGATGCTCCAGCATTCCACGTAAAAGTTTTACCATTAAATATAGTTGCAACTAATACTTCACCAAAATTATCTAGACTCCAGTTTCCTGGGTCAAGAGTCACATCACTAGTTGCACTTTCAGTTCCCCATGTGCTAGATCCCCATAAATCAGTACCCCAACCATAACCTGCAGTTTGAAAAGTAGGACCTACTACAACATAAGGATTAACAGTTGCAGCACCGGCTGCAGTCATACCTGAGCCTCCTTCATTCCTAGAAGCTAATATAGTAAACTTGTCTACATCTGGAGTTGTTTGTATTTCATAAACTTGTTGTAATTCTGCAGGTGTGTAGTCTGAAGCACCTGTAACAGTCACACCAGATAAAGTCACGTATCTTCCTTTAGCTAAACCGTGAGATCCTTTATTTATAGTTACAGTATTTGAACCATTAACGGTTGTTATAGTACATCCTGTAATAGCTGTATCTAAAGGTGTAATATCAAAAAAATCATTACCATAATATAAAAACAAACCTTGAGAAGTTCCGATCGCTGTGTATTTCTCACCTGCAAAAGAAGTAAAGGCGTGTTGCTTTCTAGCTGCCCCTGGTAAAGTTAGAGACCCAGCAGTTAGTTGACTCCAACCCCCTATTTTTTCAGGTAATCCATATCTGAATCTAACAAAATCACCATCTGTCCATTGCCCTTCAGCACCAGATTCTGTGTCTTGTTTGTTAAAGCCAGGCTTGAAATTTAATTTTTGTAGCATATAGTAGCTTATATATTAGTTTTATAGAGAATGAAAGATAGAAAATGAAGAGGATATTAGGCATAAATATTTCACATAATGTTTCTTTTGCATTGTTTGAAGACAATGTTCTAAAAGAATTCTATGAAGAGGATAGATTTAATAAAATTAAAAACTATCAACCACAGGAAAATGAGCATGCTAATTATGACTATGAATATCAAGTTTTAAAAAAATTTAAAGATATTACATTTGATGTCATAGTGTTTGCATCTTTTGATAGAACTCATTTACAAATAGAATTGCCTATTATTAATCACGTATTAAAACAAGTTAAACATAAAAAATATTTTTTTGACATAAAAAATCACCACATTTACCACGCTCTTTGTGGTTATTACTTTTGTAACTTCGATGAAGCAATAGCATTAGTTTCAGATGGAGGAGGTGAAACAGAAATTAATTTAGATTTTAAAGTTCTTCAAAGTATATTTTTAATAAATAAAAAAGAGATAGTTAACAAATATAAATTTGTTTCCAATAAATGTACAGATTATTTTAAAAACTTTGTGCCGGTGCAAATAGAAACTAAACGTAATAATGTAGATTTTACTCTTTCAAATCAAACTAAGGCAGGTTTTACATATCGTAATTATGTAGAACTATCTGGTTTTGAAGGGTACGCTGATGGTCAATTAATGGGTATTGCAGCTTACAAAGATAAAGGAACTGACTTAGATAAAAATGTTTTAGAAATTGCTAACAAAGCACAAGAAGAAACTTTTCAAGATGTGGTAGAGTTATTAGAAAGATCTAAACAATATAGTAATTGTAAAAATATAATACTGTCAGGGGGCTATCATTTAAATTGTTCTAACAATTTTAAACTTGTAAAAAAATATCCGGAATATACTTTTTTTGTAGATCCCATACCATATGATGCAGGCACCGCAGTAGGAGGAGTATTTTATTATGAAAATTATTTATAAAAAAGAAGAAGCTGTAGATCTACTTTTAGATCAACAAGTGGTTGCTATTTTTCAAGGCCACTCTGAATGGGGGGCACGTGCATTAGGTAATCGTTCTATGTTATTTGATCCAAGAAATAAAAATGCAAAAAACATAGTCAACAAAATAAAAGGTAGACAATGGTGGCGGCCAACAGCTGCTACAATACTATATGAACATCGACATGATTATTTAGATATGCACACTTTAGATGAATCACCATATATGACATTTGCAATTGATGCTAAACAAAAAGCAATTGATGAAGTTCCAGCATGCGTACACATAGATAATACATGTAGATTTCAAACATTAAAACGAGAACAAAATCCTAATTACTATGATTTAATAAAATTATTTTATGATAAAACAGGTGTCCCTCTTTTACTCAACACATCTTTTAATTTAAAAGGTTGGCCTATAGTTGAAACGTTTTCTGATGCTATATCAACTTTACAAAACAGTGATATAAATTATTTATACAAACCATGGTAAAAGTAGATAATATATTTCCAAATCTTATAGGCGTAAAAAATTTAGATTTATCTAATTTTAAAGTAATAGGTAAAAATTTTAAAAACACTTTTGAATCAAATATAAAAACAACTTTAAATGGTAATACTTTACTTGATAAAAAATCAATAAACTATCTTAACCTAGAGCTAACAACAATATTAAGTCATCTTTTAAAACCCTACTGTAAAAATTTTGTATTTAACGTAACTAAAATTTGGATTAATAAATATGAAAAAAATGATTATCAAGGTGCTCACATACATGGCAGCGATTTTTCTTTTATAATTTATTACAAAGGAGATTCTAATACGGTCTTTAACTCACCTTCAAAAAATATTTTACAATGTTTTGATGACGCTATATTTGATGTGTCTTATGAGCCTAACTTAAAACAAGGCGATATAATAGTTTTTCCGTCTTATTTAGAACACTGGGTCAAGCCTAATTCTAACACAGAAACTGTTTCAGGGAACATAAAAATAATAAATAAAACATGGAAAACATGGAATTAGGTTTTTCAATTCCAGGTAAACTTTGGTGGATAAAAAATTTTTTAAGTTATGATATGTATAAAGGCATACATAATAGTGTCATTAAAGACAGAAAACGAATAGAATTAGAAACTAGTAAAGGTACTTGGCCAAAAGACTTAATTAGATACTCTAAACCTCCTCTTATAAAAAATCGTGTTAATAGTGTAGCACTTGAACAGCTATTAACTTTAATCAAACATAATGCTTTTTATCAACTAGATGAAATTAAACACCATAATTTTAATGTTCATTATTTAGAAAAAGATGCTGGAATAGATTGGCATAACGATGGAGGTACAAAGTATGGTGCGACATACTATTTAAATAACAAATGGAATAAAAATTGGGGCGGAGAGTTTATGTTTACTGATAAGGATGGTCATGGATGGATACCCCCTGTAGGTAATTCTTTGATGCTTGTAAAAAATCCACTTGAACACAAGGTTAATCCTGTGTTAACCACCACAGTGCCAAGAATTTCTATACAAATTTTTATGAAATGATATATTTTAATAAATAATGAAAGTTATAAAATGATAAAAATAATAAATAATGTTTTAAATTTAGAAGATTGCTTTTCTCTTTATAGCGGTTTAATTAATGCTAACATTTGGGATTTAAATAGACATAGTTTAGGTAGAGAAGGTGGAGCTTTTCCCGGAGTTACTTTTATGCACGACGAACAAATTGTTGTCAATGATCAATATTGGTTGGGTTATTTTAATTGTTTATTTGACAGAATAAATGCACAACTGAAACAGCAACATAATTTTTTATTAAACAGATCTATAAAAAGAATAGCTTTAAATGCTCAAAATGATAATCATTACACAGAATTTCATAGTGATAATCCAGAAAACACTTATAGCATTGTAGGATTTCTTACACCGCAATGGGCAGAAGATTGGGGTGGAGAATTAAATATAGAGGGAGAAGTAATTAAATATAACCCTGGTGATTTTATATTATTTGAATCATCTAAATTACACAAATCTCAGCCTATAAAAAAAATACCGTACTGGAGAACTTCAATAAACTATGTAATTAAAAAATGATTAGTTTTATAAATAAAAATAATAAATTAAATGAGATTAAAAATAGTTTAACTATTACTTATCCTAGAACCGTAAATATAATATATGGAAATTATCCTTACCCTCACGTGGTTCACAATTTTATATTAAATATAAAAAACAATTTAAATTCTAAAATGCAAAATTATACTAATGTAAAAGGAGGAATGACTAAATGGGATCATTTTGTAAATGATGATAATTTTCAAGGTTTTCTTGCTTACTTAATAAATACTCATCAGACTAGCCATCCAGATGTATTTAAATATTTTTTAGAAAGAAAAACAATTAAAGAAGCTTGGGGCAACGAAATAAAAAAAGGAGATAGTTTAAATTATCATAGTCATCCTTGTTGGCATGGAATTTTGTATTTAACAAAAGGCTCTAGTTTAATTTTACCTGAATTAAATATACAAATAACCCCTGAACCTGGAGACTATTATATATTTCCACCAGAAATATTACATGGTTTTTATAAAAGCAACGAAGAAGAAAATAGATATTCGTTGATATTTAATATTACGCATAGTAATCAATCATTTAAATACGAAGAAAAGGAGAAAATTTTATATGAAAGAAAAAACAGTTAACATAAATAATCATATTGGTGTTTATGATAATTACATCACACGAGAAGAATGTAATCATGCTATTCAATTATTTGAACGACAAAGTAAATTTAATAATACTATTAATAGAATGGGTTCAGAAAAAGTTTCTATTACACAAAAACAAGATTCACAATATTTTATAAATCCAGAAAATATGGATATATGGTGGGAAGAATTAAAATCAATGATAGTAAATTTTGATTTGGCCTGGGTTCATTATATGGACAATACAGGAGCTGCCGATGGTTATGGACAAGATAAATTTTACTACACAAATTTAAAAATTCAAAAAACACTTCCAACCGAAGGATATCATGTTTGGCATGTTGAACATGCTAAAGACTACATGTCTTCTATTAGAGCTTTTGTTTTTAGCATATATTTAAATGATGTAGAAGAAGGAGGAGAAACAGAATTTTTACATTTTTCAAAAAGAGTTAAACCTAAAGCAGGTAGGATAGTGATATGGCCTGCTGGTCATCCTTATTTACATAGAGGCAATCCACCTTTAAAAGGTGAAAAATATCTTTTAACATCTTGGATGAATTTAAAATAATGGATCATACAGAAAGTATAGTAGAATTAAAAAACATAATTAATCCAGAATTTATACAAAGAATTACACCTTTAATAAAACATAGAGCTAGAAAACCTATGAAAGTAAATGGAGGCATTATAAAAGATATTAGAAATGTAAAAGGTTATTCTTTAACTCACCAAAATCCAACTGATTTATTTTATTGGAATTTAGTAAAATCAGAAATAGAAAGAACTTATTTTCACTATAAAGTTAAATTTCCTCAAATGAATAGCTCTAAAATAAATCAAATAGATCTATTAAAATATACACCCGGTGGAAAATACGAAACACATACAGATCATTTTACGAATAATCCTAGACATTTAAGTATTATTATAAATTTAAATGACGAATATGAAGGTGGAGATTTAATATTTACTGATCAAAAAGAAAAAGAAATTAAAAGATTAAAATTAAATAAAGGAACTATAGTTTTTTTTCCTAGTAATTTTATGTATCCTCACATGATTGAACCTATTACGAAAGGAACAAGGTATAGTATAGTGGCATGGTTGCAGTAAATTTTAAATTAATAAAAAATTTTTTTACACAAGAAGAATTAAATTTTTTTCAAAAATACTGTTATAATAAATTAGATAGAAATAATGACTATGTATTAGATGGTCAATCTTATTCTCCAGCTTGGTACAATGATCCTTTAATGAATTCTATATTAGATGTAAAATTACCTAAAGCAGAAGAGGCATCTAAACTAAAACTTTATCCTACATACGCATATTGGAGATATTATGTTTTTGGAGCATCATTATCAAAGCATACAGATAGACCAGCATGTGAAATATCTATTACTGCTTGTATAAAAAAATATGATAATTGGCCAATTATTGTTGAAAATAAATCTTTTGAATTAGAAGAAGGAGACG